CCCCCCAGTATATCTGCTCACAACATAATAATGCACCTGCTCGCCGGCACCGGGTACCAAAACACTATTGATTTTACTTCCGGCGATGGATCACCGCGCCAAGTGTTACGAGCGATGGTTTCTCCGGAGCGCCACGGCGAAGCAGATCCACTGCACTTTGATGGTGTGGAGAGTGAGGACACTCCCGTGGCTCAATTTAGTTATGATATGATTTTTCCTGGGTATAGTCGTAGCGATATAGCCGCCCGCGAGAATCTCATTGAGCAATTGAATGGGCTGGAGCGCGACATGCCGCCGGGCGTCTCCGAGACTGACGAATGGCGCGCTCTGCGTAACCAGCTCTGGGAATTAAACGAGCCCGGGCGACTTGCACCGGAGGACTTGGTTGAATACGCCAAAGATAATGGTATTTTTGTAAACGAAAAATACGTTAGTTTTGATTACGATTATAATAAGCTTGAGGGCATGAGATATCGAATTGATGGAAGCGGCGACACTATAGATATCAGCCATGGCAATAGCACATTCACCGCTCGGAATGCATATATGAAGTTCGCCTACGAGGAAGGACTTAAAAACGTTTTTCGAAGATTACTGCCTGATGTCGAGCTGGCTGTATCCTATAAGCACCCGGAGTCTGCCGTCGCTTTTGTTGATGATAATGGCGCACTCATTGCTGCGGAAGGAACCCCCCCCGTGCCCCCCGGCGCGTATTCTGCCGGCAAGGTCCGCCACGTAGTAAGCACTGAGAGATTTGATCATTTTCTTAATGGGCTGAACGACGAGAGCCTCAAAGCAAAACTAGGCGCCACTCAAATAGATAAATTCTTGAGAACCATAAAACTAGCATTCATCACCCCCCACATCCCGGCCACCGGAATATCGCAAGACGATGCCGGCCTCGTCACGGGCATCGGCAACTACGACAAGGGCTACATCGGATTTTTGAATCTTGATAATTATGATGCTGTAAGATTTTTTATGAAACGTATGATGATGACTACACGCGCGTCGCAGATGACGGGCGGCGCATACGTGAACGGGTTTGTTCAGGACGAAGACTGGATTAACTTCGCTCTTTCGAAGCACCACCGCCCCGAAGGGTCCGACATCCGGTACGCCGATATTAGACTGAACCACCTGGATGGCCACATGATTAGGGATGTACGCACCACGCGCCCCGACCAGGATCCTGGAGCGCAGGATATCCATGAAGACAGCCTGTCCAAACATGCCCCTCATGCATATGGTGCAGGCCACGGATATGATAGTCTGGAATATGAGCATGAGTACTACGGAACTGTGAGCCTCACCAACGGCCTCGCCGGCCAGTTCGTCGGTTACTCTGATAGGCAGTCTGGCAATCAAGAGGCCTCAATGTCTGACGTGATAATAAGTAAACCCCGCGAGTTACGACTGGATAGGAAAGTTGCCTATCCGGATCTCCCAACCGGGTTCGATTTTGAAGCGGCCAGCGTGGGGCTCGACCACATCGCGGAAGGCGACGAGCCCTGCAATGGTGTAGCCGGCTCGACAGTCACCTATTGGGATTGTGTGCTGGCGAAGCACGAGGGCAGCCGGTCGCAGCTGATTAGACGATTCACTGCCTCAGAGCCAACCGTCGCCAGCGGCCGGAAGTACGTGATCGGTGACGCGGTGCAGAATATAAATTATAATCCAAGTGATTTTGGCTTGGTCAGCCACCTCTCCGACCACGGCCACTGGTCGCACCAGTTCGTGTCGCATTTGTATAAAGATTTTAATAACCATATCAAAGTTAAAGTTACTATATGGAAAGAAGATCCCGGCGATGCTGACGATAATATCGGCCCTAGTGAGGGGGATCCCTACTTCGGTACCGAGAACCAGGACGGGACCTATTTCTTCGAAGCGCAACCATGGTATAGCCTAACTGCCGAAGATGTAACTGATATTTATAAAACCCCGGGAGTTCATGACGCGTCCCCGTCCGTCATCGACGACGGCGATGAAGCATGGGGCGCAAGGCCGACGCTCATAGTACCATTTGACGAGTACTCAGCTCACATGATGACCGCATTGATGAATGTACGTCGTGATGACCTGGAGGACTTTCTTTTATCTTATGGCGTTGGCGATGACGACGATTCCGGGCTCCTCGCGTTGCCCGGCCAGGAGCCGGAAAGAGAGTCCCGGCCCGGGCAGCAGCCGACGCCAGACAGTCCCACCGAGGCACAACTTGGTTTAGCCCCACCGGATGCTTCGGAGACATGGACTGACAATGAATGGCTTGATGAGATTTTGGGCGAAATTGTTACTAATGTTAATGTTGGATCGCGAGTGGTATATTATACTCCTCCAACATCGCCCTTCGGAATGCTCTCGATGCTCACCGTCGGCGGTGAGAACAGTAACTCGAGCATGTCGTACCCAGCGAACGGTACTGAAGTTCATAACTTGATGAACGGCCTGATTAATATTATGGGAGTCCGGACCCCAGTTAGTCAGGCTTCAAAGCTAATAAGAAATAAAAGTGCACTTCTTCTGCCGATGGCCTCCAGCAGGTATAGCATTTCTGTTCCCACTAGTGTACAAGCTGACCGCCAACTTATAAGCAAACTCGATCGCAACCTATTAAATCCCTATATGTGGAGCAATAAACTGCGTGGGTCAGACTTTCTTCCGCCACCGTACATACGTGACGACATTACAAATAATTATTTCTTGTACTATAAAAATAATATACTCAACGAGATGGCCCAGAGCGAAGCCTTTAAAGAATTATTTGGAAAGGCCATTAATGCTAAAGATGTTATAACATTTTTGTTTATGTATGGACTTTTGGTAACCGGAGGCGACACCCGCGAGTATGATATCATTTTTAATGACACTAAAAAATCGTTGAGGATTATATTAAAAGCGGCCCTCGCCGGCGATGATTATGCATATGTGGATAAAGAGTCTCAGACGGCCTCACAGAGAGCAGGGCTAGCCGCTGCTGGACTTCTTGGAACGGCCGCTAGCGAGTTTGCGGCTATGGGGATGTCGTTCCTGTTAAAGATGTTCCTGGAAACTCCCAAATTAATTCTAAAAGGATTAGCAGAATTAATTGATCCCCATGTTGTGGTGGGTAAAAAAATTCGTGATGTAAGCGGCCAGGTGTTTCAAATGGTAAGAACGTACGATAGCCAGGGTACCCTCGACAACATGCTTGAAAGACTACAGGAACAAGTCGACACAGACTTAGTAGCGCTGCCAAAACCATTGCGTCCAAAGTTTAAGCCTTTTGGTTTTGATTTGATCGGAACACTACCTTATATGGCTATTTTGCCTCCTGGCCCGCTAGGTTGGGCGTATATCCTTTTCGATCTTTCTGCAGAGGAGTTACAAGAAATGTTTGATCATCAAAAGGCTCTAGAAGAATGTATACTTGGCGACGATCCTCACTTTGCCGCTCCCCCGGCAGGGTTGGGATCGGACAGCGAGAATGATCAGTTATCTGAGAGCCCCACTTCGACGTGGGCATGCGCTGACCCGGCACAGACAGCACCTGCGGACGGTGCACCGGGTGGCGGCGCCCCGGCGCCTGGTGGCGGTGGTCCCGCCGGCGACGCCGGCGATGAGGCAGATCAAACCAGTTTTGAATGCGAATAAGGAACAAGAACTATATAATAAACTAATTAAACTGAAAGGAAAACACAGTGAAAGGTTTATCTCCCAAGTTTCCTCTTTATATAGATAATATTATTGGTGCTTATGCCGCTAATCTAACTTTAGAAGAAGTAGCTAAACAAAATTTTAAAAATCTTCTTTTGACAACCCCTGGCGAGCGTGTAATGGATATAAACTTTGGAGTTGGTTTAAGAAGTTATTTTTTTGAGCAGATGACCGAGACAACCTTTGCAAAAATTTCTGAAAATATCGTATCGCAAGTTAATCAATATATGCCATTTTTGGAAATAAATGATATTTCTTTTGTTCCTGGTAGTGGTATAGAAGGGGAGGACAACCTTCTGTCAGTTACTATTGATTATTCTATACCCCCCCGAGGAAACTTAGAACAGCTTACAATAGGAAGTAGCGCAAACACGCTTTAATAGAAGGATAAAAATCAATGGCTAAATCTAAAAAGAAATTAACAGCAATAAATTATACCAGTCGCGACTTTGATTCAATCAAATTAGAGCTTGTGAATTACGCCAAGCGTTATTATGCTGATAGCTTTCAAGATTTTAATGAAGCCGGATTCGGCGCAATGATGATAGATTCGGTGGCATATATTGGAGATATACTTTCTTTTTATCTTGATTATCAAGTTAATGAATCCTTTTTAGATACTTCTCTGGAATATGATAATGTTGTACGTATCGCAAGACAGCTAGGATATAAATATCGCGATTCTAACTCTTCGTCTGGGCTTGTACAATTTTATGTTTCGATCCCCGCCGATGGTGCTGGAGTACCAGATTCTAACTATTTTCCTACATTGCGCGCGGGAAGTCAATTTACTTCCCTCAGCGGACAGTTATTTACATTGACTGACGATATTTATTTTGGGGCCGATAACAACGAAGTCATAGTATCTAAAGTTAATTCTACGACAGGGGTACCTACCGAATTTGCTGTTAAGGCAACCGGGACCGTAATATCTGGAAAAACCGAAATTCAAACCGAAACGATAGAGGATTTTGAAAAATTTCTCACGCTTGATATCGCAAATCCGGCAGTTACAGAAATTGTATCGGTTACCGACAGCGAAGGGCACGAATATTTTGAAGTAGATCATTTGGCACAAGAGATAGTTTTTAAAGCGATTCGGACAAAGCAGTAGTACCGTCTATTTTGAAAGCACTCCCGGTCCCACGTCGATTTGTGCTTGAAAAGACACGGGATAGAGCGTTTCTACAGTTTGGATACGGGAGCGATTCGGAATTAACCAATCAATCGATTGTAGATCCTAGCGCTATTACGTTAAAGCGTCACGGGCGCGATTACTATACACAGCAAGAGTTTGATCCCACCAATCTAACCGCTACCGATAAGTTTGGTGTGGCGCCCTCTAATACAGTGCTGACTATTCTTTATCGGGTTAATGATGCGGGAGACGCTAATATAGCCTCGAATACTTTGAAAAATGTAAGTTTTCCCATTTTAGAGTTCGAGGCCCAGAACTCTTTGAATCCGTCACTCCAAAATATAGTAAATAATTCACTAGAGGTTAATAATGTAGAACCCATATTGGGCGATATTGAACTTCCATCAGCAGATGAGATCAAACAACGAGTTTTTAGTTTTTATGCAGCTCAAAATAGAGCCGTAACGGTTCAAGATTATAAAGCAATTGTATATGCTATGCCCCCGAGCTTCGGCGCGGTGAAGCGTTGCACCATTGAAAGGGATTTTGATTCATTTAAACGTAATTTAAATTTATATGTAATTTCCGAAGACACAACTGGCGTTTTAGTGGAGACCAACACCACTCTTAAAAACAATTTAAGAACATGGCTAGCTAACTACAAAATTATTAATGATACTATAGATATTTTGAATGCGCGCATAGTGAATTTTGGAATTGATTTTAAGATTGTTACAGATTATAGTGAAAACAAATTTAATGCCTTGGAGGCTGCAACCCTGAGCTTGAAAAATTATTTTACTAATAATACCTTTGATATAGGAGAGGCAATTTTTGTGACTGATATTTATAAAGAATTGCAAAAAGTACCCAATGTGGTTGATGTTCTAGATGTTCAGTTTGTAGCCAAAACTACGGGCGGTGCATATTCTAGGACATCTTTTGACTTTGAGGAGCATTTATCAAATGATGGCCGTTATGTAACTGCTGATAGGGATACGGTATTTGAAATTAAATTTCCTAATAGAGACATTCAAGGAAGTGTAGTTTAATGGCAATTAAGAGGTATACAGCCACTACTGATAATACGATTACAAATGCGTATAGATCTTCTCTTTTAGACACACAAAGAGGAACCGGATCTAATATGGGCGCCGCAGACGTATTAGAAGTCTTTTCCATCTACGGTGAAGCGTCAGGGTCTAGCGGGCTTTCTCAGGAGCTTTCGCGCATCTTAATAAGATTCCCGGTAGATTCAGTAATTACCGATCGTACAGCCGGTACAATCCCAGCGAGTGGAAGCGTGGATTGGTATCTTAGAATGTATAATGCTCGCACCGCCTTTACGCTACCTCGAAGATTTTACTTGGATATAGTACCCGTTTCACAATCATGGGAAGAGGGCGTCGGACTTGATATGGAAGAATATAAGGACGTTACGTACAACGGGAGCGGCTCGAATTGGATGAATGCTTCTGGTACTTCACCAGCAGGAATTGGTACGTGGACAGCAGCCGGAGGAGATTATTTAACTGGCTCCGGGATTTCCACCTATAAGGTATTTTTTGATGATGGATATGAAAATATAGAATTGAATATTAGTGCCGTTGTGGAAGATTGGATTTTAGGATCCTCCGGTGGAAAATATGATAATTATGGATTAGGAATCCATTTGACTGCGAGCCAAGAAGCCTATTATTCTAGCTCTACGGGCCAAGACACGTCTGATGGAGTCTTGCAAAATACCGTAGGAGCAAAAGATACTTATTTTACTAAAAAGTTTTTTTCGCGGAGCTCGGAGTATTTTTTCAAACGGCCCGTGCTCGAAGCGCGCTGGGACTCGAGAAAAACTGACGATCGTGGTAGCTTTTATTATAGCAGTTCCTTAGCAACGGGCCCCGACAACTTAAATACACTATATTTATACAATTACGTTCGAGGAAAACTAACAAATATTCCAGAGGTGGGTACCACAGGATCTGTAATGGTGAGTCTCTATTCTGGCTCTTTGGCAAATACGGCCCCATCCGGAGCAAAATTAATTTTGCATAACGGAAACCAGTCAGTTACGGGGGGATATGTTTCAGCAGGAATTTATTCTGCTTCTGTTGCTATTACGGCGGCGGCCACTCCCCTCGCTAGAATTTTTGATGTTTGGCATACGGGGACCTTTGGCACTCCTGACTTGACTCAATTCTTTACAGGAACAGTGGCGCCCAAAACGCTAGTAGCTTATGATAATGCTCCCACATTCGAATATATGACATCAATTACTAATCTGAAGGCAGCCTATACTCGTAAAGAAATTTCTCGTTTTAGATTATTTATTCGGAACAAGGATTGGAGCCCTACCATATATGTCGTAGCGAATGCAAATCCCCCAAATCTTACTTTGCAGAGTGCCTCATATAAAATAATTCGAGTAACAGATGATTTAGAAGTAGTATCTTATGGAACTGGTAGTAGCAAAAGCACTTATTTGTCTTATGATGTATCAGGAAATTATTTTGATTTGGATATGGCCACGTTAGAGGCGGGTTATTCTTATCAAATTGGATTAAGCTATTACAATGATTCTATAGGAGATTGGGCCGAGCAACCACAGGCCTTTAAGTTTAGAGTGGAAGAATGAGCTTAAAAGATTTATTTAAAAATATAGAACTTCAAAAGTCTCTCGTCAACAAGTCTGAGAACGAGATTGCGTCCGAAGTTGAGTCAGTAGACTATCACAGGGCTGATATTAAAAACGAGAAGCGGTTCATTCCGGCCGTTGATTATTCTCAACCCAAAAATTTTGCTCGTTATGGATCGGCCAAAAAATATTATACCGATGCCATAACAAATATTTACAAAACCTATCCTTATGACGGCTCTTTATACGAAAGGATAGATTGGCAAAACAGTTCGTCCTTTGTAGACCTTTACATATTAGAGAACGAATATCCACGATCTACCGGTTATATTAATTTCTCTTATGGTGGGTGGGGTGCTCAGACTTCTATTGATGATGGGTATGGTCTTCCGGCCGAGTTAGAATATATCAATATTAAAGGCGGCCCGGGCTTGGGAGGCGGCCCTCAAAGCGCTGGTGCAAATATATGGAATACTTCTCAAAATCGCGAATCTAATTTGAAATTAGATGTATCAGGCGGTGTTTCATTAGAGTTTTGGCTGAAAAAGGATGCATTTGATACCGATAATACCAAGAAGGAAGTTATATTTGATCTTTGGAATAACGAAGAAACCGGCAGCGGTACATATGGACGCTTTAGGTTAGAGCAATCCGTTCATGCTGACTTTAATGTCTGGCACTACCGGGTTCCAGTCTAGACCAGTTGGCGCTAACACAATTACTACAGCATCGGTTGCAGACGAAAGCTGGACGCACTACGCAGTTACATTGAAAAATACCGATACAGTAAACAAATCGATTTTCTTCGATGCTGCTGGTGAAAATAGAATAAACATTGGGGACTGGAGTGACTTAATTGGAGGCGCAACCACCAATGCGCGCCCCTTTACGGCTGCGGCATGGGTCTATTTAGAGGAGGACACGACAGAGACAACCCCAGCGATATTCAATTTTAGCTACTACCGAAATCTTCTCTATAATGTTTCTGCAGAAAAATTTGCCTTTTCAGTTCGCCTTGGGGGAACAATCACCACACTATATACAGCCAACACTTTCCCCCCGGGCCGGTGGTATTATGTCGCTATAAGCTATAGTGGCGGAAGCACCTATGGCGATGGCAATGGTACAATGGAAATATATGTTAATGGTGTTAACGAGACCAGTACTCCCACGGCTACAACGTCCGTTGCTGACATCGGTGCTACGGCCTATATCGGAGGTTACCAGATTACCGGCGACGCCTTCTGGGACGGCTACATTGGTGACGTAGCCATCTGGAATATCGTCTTGACCCCAACACAAATTAGAACACTTTATAAGCGCGGCTCTATGAATAACCTTCTGGCAGCCTCGACGCCTGCGGGTCTTCTTTCATGGTGGAAGATGGGGAACGATCCAGACGATAGCTTTGATGGCACCGATACACCCTCGGCCACTAATAATATTGTCGATCAAAAAGGAGGTATGGACGGCTATTCAGATAGTATAATAACAGCAATGGCTGCAAGCCAGATTCAATCCTACTCCCCCTCAAATAATGCTGTTCGAGTTAGGTTTTACGCCGATGGAGACTTAAACGATACCCTAGACGTGGGCATATCCACTCTTACTGGAAGTGTTGGCGAGATAGGCGGGGCCAAAGTAGCAACTATTGGTGCGCTTGTAACTTCTCCCTCTGGTTCAGATGGGGCACAGTATGCTGGCAAATTGTCTGCCTCCCTGGACGAATTCCGATATTGGAAAACGCAAAGAACATCAAAAGATATTGGTAGATATTGGTTCACACAGGTAGGTGGAGGCACCAATACGGATACGGCCAATACCAATTTGGGAGTATATTACAAGTTTAATGAAGGGATTACAGGAATTGCGAGTACGGACTTAACTATTTTAGACTATTCAGGTCGCGTAACCAACGGCGCCTGGACGCGCGGGGCAACATACTATACCGGAATTAGAAATACGGGCTCGGCCATAGTTTCATCTTCGGCCGCGACTAAAGAATTCCGAGATCCTATCATTTATTCTTCTAATCCGAACGTCGCCGCAACCCAAGCGCGCTTAGAGGCCAGTGGTTCGGATTATGACATTACTAATAATGCCAGCATGTTCAATATGTTTCCTTCTTGGATGCAGGAGGAAGATGCCGAAAGAGGATCCGGTCTAGAAAATCTAGCTCAGATTATGGCAAGCTATTTTGATAGTCTTCATTTACAAATTGAAAGCATAAATCGTCTAAAAGATGTTGCTTATGTAAGCGGCTCAAACAAGCCGAATGTGTTTGCGAATCGTTTACTAGAAGGAAGAGGGCTTCTTTCTCCAGAGCTTTTCTTAGATGCGGATGTTCTAGAGCAACTGGCCGACAGAAGCGAAGATCGGCTATATGATAAATCTTTAACTGACATTAAAAACATCATTTATAAGAACATCTACAATAATCTCATACACATTTATAAATCTAAAGGCACTTTAAAATCATTTAGAAATCTTATACGTTGTTTTGGCATAGGCGAAGAAATAATCAAGATCAACATGTATGGAGACAATGTTGAATATCAGTTTAGGGACAACAGGACTCTCAAATCGGTTCGTAAAAAGTTTATTGATTTCAATAACATCGATAGGTTTACTGGTACTGTGTACCAACAGACTTCTAGTTTGAATACCAATACGGTCGGTTATATATCTGGAGCATTTGAGCTAACAGGGGGCTATGCTCAAACAATTGAGGCTGAAATTATATTCCCCAAAAAGCTGCCACTCACTCACCCCGATGCCAACACTCAAGAATATCAGGCCCTGGATGCTTCCCTATTTGGGATACATAGCGCTTCAACTGATGATGAAGGAGATCCTACGTGGGGCGTTGATGATGCTCCTAATTTCCAAGTATATTGTACTCGCAATACGAGCCTTTCTAAGGCTGCTAAATTTAAGTTATCATCTAGCCAACACGCGGGAGGCGTGATACCGCTATTAACAAGTTCGTATTATAGTGAAGTTTATGATAATTCTAAGTGGACTTTTGCTGTTAAAATTAAACCATCTAAATATCCCACAGCTGATTATATCACTTATTCAACCAATCCTAACGACTATATCGTAGAATTTTTTGGAATTCAAACCGATGCCGGAGTAACACTGAACCAATTTAGTCTTACGGGCACCATTAGTGCACCGCCCGCAGCGTTTGTAACAGGTTCTAAACGACTGTACGCCGGCGCGCATCGACAAAACTTTACTGGCTCGGTCTTAACCGCCACTGATATTAAAATTGGCGCTCTAAGATACTGGTTAGATTATTTAGAGGATGATATAATTGTGGCCCACGCCAAAGATGTGGAAAACTACGGCCGCGCACACCCTCTTCAGAATTCATACGTATATCAACATAGCGCAAGTCTTGGGCCCGGAGGAAATTTTGGAGTTTCTCAAATAGAGACGCTGGCTTTGAATTGGGATTTCGAGCAAGTGACTGGCTCAAGCGCGTCCGGAGAGTTTGAAGTTGCAGACTATTCCTCCGGCTCCTCTCCGGCAACGCGCTATGGTTTCTTAGGACCCACGTTGGAACTCAGACATCCAGGTCGCGGATTGGGATTCCCCACCTCTTCACTAAAAATAGTTGACACTAACTTTATTCCTAGTGCTCAATTAAACCTACCAGAGAACCTATATTCTGAAGACACCATAAAAGTTTTAAATACTGCCGATGAATCCCTATTTGTACAGGATTCGAGACCAATTAACTTCTTCTTTGCTTTTGAAAAAAGCATGTATCAAGCTATTTCTGAAGAAATGCTTAAAATGTTTTCTACAATTATAGATTTTAATAATATAGTCGGCGCGCCCATTAACAGATATCGCCCACACTATAAAGACTTAAATAAGCTACGGCAGCTGTTTTTTCAAAACATAGAGAACGAGCCGGATCTTGACAAATATATCGAATTTTATAAGTGGTTCGACTCTTCATTGACACAAATGCTGGTGCAGCTCATTCCGGCGTCAACCGCCTTTTCCGACAAGATTAATTTGATGATTGAAAGCCACATTTTAGAAAGAAACAAGTATGATCACAAGTTTCCCACCTTGGAGATGGAAGCGGGGGATCCCCTCGGTACCGTCCAATCTATTCTGCCTCTTAGTCCTGGTTGGGAGAATACGCATCATCCGGTTAGTAATAAGCAAGATCAAAACGCTAATTGGTGGAAAGAATTGGCTGAAAGAAATTCTTTATCTACTTTTGCCACACAACTATCTTCCTCCGATGCGGGAGTAAATTTTAGTCGCACCAGAATACTAAATGTTACAAAAGAAACTAGAAATAGAAAAAAGACAACACATTATCGGGATAAATTTAGACTCTCCAAGGTCATATATTGCGGTACAAACTATCATCGTAATAAAAAGATAGGTTTCGTCTATACGTCTACCACACCCGCAGGAGCACTGATACCAGGAACCAATCTACCACAGAATATAATGCTGGCTTTCGGTAAAGATGTTGATCAAACTATTGATTCAATAGATGATTTGGGACTCCACAAGAAAAAGCGTATTGATTTTACTTTAGACGCACAGGTTAATAAAGGCGATAATCCAAGCCTAGTGGGCCATGGCAATACTTTATCGCCCTTTAGTTTATATAAGATTACTTCGTCTTTGCCGGAGTGGAATGCCTCTGTTAATACTGGCTATAATGCTGTTATTGCTGAGGGATTTACCGGTTCTGTATTGCTTACGAATCTGCACGCCGATACGTACGGTCATGATATGGA